CTATCGCTTGAGTTAGCTGTTATTGTGTTACCGCTAGTATCTTTAGCAGTAAAGGTAAAAGTACTAGTAGAAGGTACAGAAAGTATTTGATATTCTTGATTCAATACCGCAGCAGTAACAAGACCACCTAAACTAGCAGAACCAGATATAGTTACAAAATCACCCGATACTGCTCCATGAGCACTATCAGTTGCGGTTATAGTACTGCTGCCATTAGTAGCAGAAAAAACAATACCATTAGTTGTGGTGGCTCTAATTGGGGTAACATCGTTAAAAGTATCTCCTTCTAATATATAGTATTTTAAATGAGTTCCTAGTCCTAAGAACTTACTTCCGTCTAAAGAAACCCAAGAATGTAACGCACGACAAGTACCTAAAAAAGTATTGGTAGAATCTTTTTGCCATCCACCTATCTTCTCTGGTCTACCGGCATTAAACCTAACTAAATTTGAATCAAACCACCCACCTTCATTATCGTAGGCAGTACCTTCTCGCATAATTCCTGGTTTAAATACAAACTTACTTAACGGCATATTACACCTCGTGCCATTCTTTATCTTGGAACAATAAAGATTCTGCTTCTCTACGTCTAATCAGACCTTCTAAAACTTTTCCTGCTGCTTTATTCCAACGTTTCATTTGATTTGGGACTTCCTCATATTCTTTGTTGTTCAGTACTTTAAGCATAGTAGATGCTCTTAGATTAGCTGGTCCAAGATTGAAGACCCAACTTACTAAAGAATCAAATTGATTCTGATCAAGGTCAACAGTCACATAATCGTTGATATACCCTTCATACTCTTTCATGTCTTCTTCTAGTATTTTATCTGCTTCTTGTTGAGTTACTAAGTCTCCTTCTTTAACACCAGCAGTATGACCATAGCCTATAGTCAATACCCCAGCAGCACATTTGTATGCGTTGTATTCACACCCTTCAAATTTTTTAATTAATGATAACCCTTCTTGTGATATATTCATATCTTTACTCCTCTTCTTTAATAGTAACCTTTCTATAATACACAATAACTTCTTTAAGTTCATTTATATACCTTTTTAATTCTTGCATGTTATAAGCCATGACCTCGTAATCTGGTATTGTCATTGCTAAAAATACCAACTCCCCTTCTTGTTCTTCTATCTTTGCTAATTGATCTTCCCAGTTATCTGGAGTAACCACAATCCACATAGGTTCTTTAAGATCTATTTCTCTAGGCATAACTGGTTGAACTATTCTTCGTTCTATAGGTTTTGCCGTAACCTCAATCTGTTTACTAGGAATCAGACTGCAACTGCAAACCGTCATCAAGAGAGTCAACTGTACCGCTAAGTTTCTCGATTTCTTCCATGATATGTTTTGTGCCATTATTTATTTTCCTTTGCATTTCTACTGGGTCAGCAAGTATTTTTGCTGACAGTTCATAGTTCTGTATAAATTGTGTATATCTATTTAACTCTCTTTGTGCTGCTTGGCTTTTAATACTTAACTCATTTAATTGTCCTGTTTGTAACTCAAAGTCTTCTTGTATAGACTTGATTGCTTCTTCTTGTGTAGCTATTGCTCCTTCTAGTAGTGCATTATTCTTAGACAGTATTTGATTTTGATTATATAAATAATAAGAACTTAAGCCTAAAACTAATATAATTGCTATTAAAAATTGCTGCACTAAAGCTCCTCTATAATATAGTTAAGCCCACCAGAGCTACGATACTCTATTTCTTTTCCATCTTCGTTACGAAATTTTAAATGGTTTTCTTTTTGAACTATAATTTTTTTTGTAATATGAGTGGTGTCATCTGAATCACCATACTCTTTATTAAAAGATACAATAACTTTGTATCGCCTTTTAAAAAAAGATATAAAAATTATTATCTTTTCCCACATCCATTTAAGTCTATTCATTAAACAAGCCTAGATAAAACTATTGATACTAATATAAAAGGATATACGGCCCAGATCATGTTCTCTAGCTTATCAAATCTTTTTGATCCATCTTCTAATCTTCTGTCAATACTTTTATATAAAGCCTTGCATTCTCTTTCATGTGATTCTATTGCATTTAAAGCATCTTTTGCTGTAGCCATATCTTTCCTTATATTGTATATACCTTTAAAGCTTTTTCTTTACCCTTAACTTTAATATCTTTTACAGATTTTAACTTAAAACTGCAATCTTTGGCAGTCTCTTCTCCTATAAGTATATCAACGCCTGCTTCTTTAGTTCCAGATTCAAGTCGAGCTGCAATATTTACAGCATCTCCTATAGCTGAGAAATCAAACCTGGTATCAGATCCCATGTTACCTATTACTGCTTGACCTGTATTAACTCCTACACCTATTGCTATCTCATGTGATAGTTCTTTATTAAGTTCTTTGATTGCTTCTTGCATTTCAATAGCAGTCTTCACTGCTTTGTTTTGATGATCTTCTAAATCTAACGGAGCATTAAAAATAGCCATACACGCATCACCTATAAATTTATCTACCATGCCGCCATTCTTTTGCACGCATTCAACTTGAACTGTTAATGCTTTATTCATAATCTCAGTTACCTCTTCAGGTTTTAATTTTTCAGACAAAGAAGTAAAACCCCTTACATCTGTAAATAAAAATGTAGCATATCTTTTCTCGCCTCCAAGTTTTAAAAGTTCTGGATTTTCTTTTAATTGTTTAACTTGCCTCGGATCAAGGTAATGTTCAAATTGTTTTTTAATTAATTGACGCAACTTAAATTGTTTTCTAAAGTTTAAATAGAAAGCAATAGCTCCAGTTATAAATTGTGAGATAAAAGTCCATGAAAAATCAATCAAATAACCTTTTTGAATACTAAAAAAGCCTAAGAGCCCCGTGGTTAAAAGTAAAATTACTGCAATACTTACGCCCTTGGTTACACCAAGGAAGTTTATTACAATCCATGTCAACGACACGAATATTCCAAAAATTAGAATCTCCAACGCTATTGCAAAATCTGGAATATGTGGAGAGTTTTCTATAAGAATTGACTCAGATAATGCTGCTTGAATCTTATGCGGTTCTAATAATCCAGATGGCGTTGCAATCTGTGGCATGATTCCGTTAGCAGTAACACCAATAAATACAAACTTACCTGCTACATCCATTTCTTTTAAAGTTGTTTGTGGTGTATCAACCCAGCTTATCCATTTACGGCCATAATTATCTACAGGAATTGGAGGTATACCCTTTATAACTATTTCTTCTAATCCATTATCATTAGTTTTTATAATGTAAGTTTTAGATCCTGCAAGTATTTTTAATACTTGAGTTCCAAATGCAGGCGACCAACCTTCAGGGGTCTTCATTAATAATGGTATTCTTCTAACCAAGTTATCTATATCAACTGGTGCAGATGCGATTCCTTGAGTAGCTTCCGCTTTTAATACATCTACGTTTTCTACAATTCCAGGTGACATATAACCACCTACATCATCTCCTAGTATGACAGTTCCTGTAGTTGGCGGATAAGATCCACTAGGACTTTCAAACATAGCTAAAACAGTTGGTCCAAGCTCAAGAGCTGTTGCAAAAAACTTATCGCCACCAAATCTATCTGGCTCACTAAACGATACTACCCATCCAATACCTATTGCGCCTTCAGATAAAATGTCTAATTGTATCTGGGCTAATTCCTTTCTAGGAAAGGGCCATCCTCCTCTTTCACGAACATCATTTTCTGTGATATTAAGAGTAGTAAAGTAACCAGATGGTTCTTGCTCTGCAACAAAAGAATCAAATATTTTTAATTTAAGTATTTCGGTAGGGGTGCTTTGGAATACTAAGGGCAAACTTAGTAACAAAAGTATAGGCAGTATTAATTTATTAATCTTTTCCGCCTTTAATTAGTTTTATAGTATTTGCAAAAGATTCTAAGTAATAATTGATTTGGCTATCATCATCACCATATTCTGTGTAAACATAAGTTATTTCACCTCCTTCAAATTTCTCGGTGTCTCCTTTTTTATCAATATCTGGTAAAGCTAGTATATCTTCAATTTCATTTTCATCTAATTTTCTATCTGAAAGTATTTCAAAATGCCTTACATCTCTAGACTTTTCTGTTGTTATATATTTGTATTTCATATTATTCACTTTGAGTTATGGTTATGTTGGAGTCGCCACCGCCGTTAATTTTAACAACGTTACTAACACCATCTTGGATAATGATTAAAGTATAAGAGCCATTGCCGTTTAAATCTAATCTAACTGAATCATTTACCTTTCTTCTAAGGCTTATTATATCACCTTGAACCAAGGTAGTTATTTGAGTATCTGGATCTTGC